TATGGCTACGTAGAACTAAGCAACACTGCTAACTCGCTTGGCAATGCTGCTGACTACCTAAGCAAGGTTGGCATCAACAACGCAACACTAACATTCTTCTAATCGAGAATTTAGTCAAAGGCAAGGGAAGGGGCGCTTCGGCGCCCTTTCTTTTTGCTTAAAATTATTGGTGTTGACTTAGAATAATGTCTAGAAGTGCTTCGGACTTCTTAGAACAGAGCGTATTGCGAGCGCCATCGTGCATAGGTTTTGGCCAGATGCCGAGCTTAGTCCAACAATAGCCCACGGATTCTTTATTGAGATGAGGAACGAATTCGTCTTCCACAACACATACGAATGTATAGTAGCGGAAATTTTTGTCTTTGCTTTCATAAATATCGAACGGATATATTTTACTGATTTCGGGTACAAATCCCATCTCCTCTTGTAATTCTCGAAGTAAACACTCCTTGGGAGTTTCTTCGTTTTCAATCATGCCACCCCACAGGCTCCAAGTTAGATTGTGCGACTTGTAAGGGGCTCGAAGATTTAGCATAGTCCTGCCAGTCTTCGCCGACAGAAAGATAGCACCTGCACCGCTTTTCTGATTCATTTTATAACCGCACAACGATCAAAATGCGTGCTTGTGCCCGTTGAATTAGGTTGTCGTAGTGTTTAGCATAATCCATAGCATACGTATTTAGCTACTTAAAATGCTATTCGCCAATATCCTGGATTGTAGACACCGAGATAAGAATATAACCACGTGTTACCGTTGAACTTGTAGTGTTGTCCGTTTGCAATGTTTTTTACGTATTGAGGAGACGCAGCCTCGCGGGAATCAAACACTACCACCCAGCCTACGCCATTATATTCGATAATGTCATTTTCGTAAGCAACTACGTCACCCCAAACTGTGCTGCCAGGCAGGATGTCTTGTGCAATGATGGGTTCTTCGCCGTTACTATATTGCGACGGTATTAATAAGTATCTATGACCAGCAACAGGTGTCGGCAATCCGTTTCCTGGATAAACAACTGCTGGGTCGATAATGTCTAAAACAGGCCCGCTCGGGAGTGTTGGCGGTAAGCTATCTTCATCAACTGTAAAGATTGCTATGTTGCTCTCTGTGGTGCTTGCCTCGAGCGAGCCCAAAATATCACCGGAAGAGTCTTCGAGATCATTTGCGGTCTTTAATCGTAGTGTCGTAGTCGTAGCGTCTAGTGTGCCGTAAGATGTAAACAAAGCAGTCCAGTCAAGTGTAGAATCGGGCTGACCATAGGAGTCCAATAATTCTACACGACTAGTGGTTGCATCTACTTCCGTCACTGAAACCTTATAATTGCCGGGTGTGACAATAACTTGATCTAATTCATTAAAGCAAGTACGGAAAATATCATACTTGCCCATTACATCTTCCTTGCTAATATCTAAATCGTATAACGATACGACAATTTGTTCGACAATTCGTTGACGTGTGACTTTTGCTGGCGGGTTAATCCAAACCGGAACTTTGAATGTTAAGGTAGCGATATCGTTTTCGCTCGACGTACCTTGCGGAACACCTCGACTGCTATACGACACGTCTGTTAACTCAACTTCAAAGATTGTACTCCAATCTAGAACATTGTCATTGGTTTGTAATTGAACAGACGGATTAAAAATTACTAGCAGTTGCTCTAGAATTTGTAGCTTGTCGGTTGTATTAGTAGTCCATATATCTAACTTCATAGTTAGGTTGTAAGGAACAGGCATGTAGCTTTGTATGCTATACTTGTTGCCTGCGTCGGAAGAGTAGGTGCCGGTTTGCGGATCCCATGCTCTTTCTACTGCGCGCATATTACGGACATACATGGTGTCCTGTCGACGATCAGCCGCCATATCCATTGCGCTAATATACGCAGACATCATTGGTGCTTGTACCGCGGTGTTCTGCGAATTGCCAGCCAGCACCTGTGCCACCATTCTGCTCATGTCGCCATATACAATAGGGACACGCTTCTGAACCTTTGTGCCATTTTCGTCGGCCGGCAGTTCGATCTTTGTATCCGCAAAGATACGAATAAATTGCAGTATGTATCGTCTTATCTGTTCGTCGTAAAAATAATCCACTGTATATCCTTATGCTGGTGTGTAAATTTGTACCGCAGTTATTGCAAATTCCCAAAATGTTCCCGAGTGTTCCGGTGTGATATATAGAATACCGCCGTTTGCAACAAAGTCTGCTCCGCAGAATAAAGGCATTACAATATTAAAAGATTGCGGTTGATTTTGACCTCTAGAAAAAACTAGCGTTTCTTTATAGATCACGCCAGCCGTTCCGCCAACATCCAATTCAAATTCTATCTTACTAACCTGTGTGTGCGTAGTAGCACCAGTTAAGGCGAAGCGAACAATACCAAACCCGTTCAATGCAGGCGGTATTAGACGATTTGTTGCAATGTTCCAACAATCTGGCAATCCGGGCGGATGTCCTATAGTTTCTAAAGCTCCGTTAATAGTTACTTGAGTTTTTGTGCCGGCAGTAATGGATCTCGGCGAACCGGAAGTGTACTGACCGTCAAGATAAAACTTCCACCCGTGCTGCGAGCTAACTGGTCCAACTAGTCCTTGAACACCTTGTATACCAAAATTTCCTTGGATGCCTTGTACGCCTTGTACTCCGGCTCCTGTGGTTCCTTGTACGCCTTGTACACCAAGCTCGCCCTGAATACCAGTAGTGCCTTGTACGCCTTGTACTCCGGCTCCCGTGGTTCCTTGAGCACCAGCAGCGCCCTGTACACCGTTTGTGCCTTGAGCACCAGCGGCACCTTGAGCACCCGTAGTACCTTGTACACCGGGCGCAGTGGTTGCTAACGACGGAACAGAAACAACCAAATCGCGCATATCCTGTGCTGTAATGGAGTTTGGAGGCTGACCATCTTTAAAGATGTTATTAAGCAAGTCCTGTTGGGTTCTAATCGTATTAGGCATTTACATGCTCCTGTTATTCAAATTCGGGTCCGAAATCGGACGAAAAAATTCCAGTAACAGTTGGTGTTGCTGGCGGCTCGTCACTGTCTGATGGCGGTATTGCGAGTTCTTCTTGTCCGCGTGTTTTTGCTCGAACTACCTTAGACAGTGCCTGACGCTCGGGCATAGTTGTACCGTCATCATTAGTGGTGATGTTGTCGTTGTCAATAAAAGTGTCGTGCAACTTATTTGTTGCAGTCCACGGTAGCTTGCGCTGATCGACTTCGATGCGATTGAAACGACATCCGTCTCGTTGGAAAAGCATAGGCGGCATAAAGTCAGTGCGCAGAAAGTATTCCTTATTTGGCATATCGGTTGGAAACGTGTCTCCACTTCCATACAAAGGAATGCCGTTAGGCGGAATTCCGTCACCTGTCTTAAACCAAATTAGATCAGGTGATTGTGTTTCTGGGTCGATATACACGTATAGATGTGCAGCATCATACCACAGCGGATCATACTTAACGTTTTTCTCAGCTTCGGCTACAATAGCATCGGTGATGTCATTTTTGTCTTGCGGTACTAAACCATCGCCAACCGTTTCTGCGCAACAGTCGTCGGGATTAACAGGCCCGCCGCTCTCAGGCCAAGCTGCACCATTTGCAGCTTTGTCCAATATGTCTTGAAACTCTGTGGATGCTGGCATCATTTTAGCGCGTACACGCCACAGGTGTCCCCACCAACGTGGTCCGTAACCTTTGGCGCTATGTGATGCATCCTCTACAACATAGAAGCGATTGATAGCAGGTGTATTTTGATCTAAAGGATGGAATTCGCGCAAATGCGGTAGTTCCAGAACATCACCTGCCATGATTTTGCGACCCAGTCGCTCTACACTATCGTTCAAATGGAAGGTCATAAAAATAGTATCTTCTGAGAGAAAGATACCGAATTGGGTTAGATCAAAGTCTGTATCGCTCGGCTGATACGCACCACGAAGTTCTATGATGTCGGGTGCGTACTTGCGGTCTCTATTTTCGAGGAACAGTACGTCGCTAATGGTCGTTTCGTTAAAAATGCCACCATCTTCTACATTACTTTTATTGTTGTCACCGGATTGCGGCGGAGGCCCAATGTACTTGTGGACATATACACCTGTCGCACCCATGTCGATATACTCGCGTACTGCGCGGTCTATGTAGGTGTAATCTTCGCCTTGTACTGGCTTCCACAATGAGATTTTCGGCATTCGCAAAACTCCTTAGCTCTGTTATTTATCACATTTCTTAGGGAACCGTTTGACACCACTATTCGCATATCTAATGCAGTACTGGATAAATAGCTATATAATTTGACACACATACAGTCAAGAAGGGGAAAGTATGTTCATGAAAAAAATGATTCTCGCTGTTCTTCTATCAACAGCATCGCTTGTTGCTTGTGGTGCCCCGAGTAAACCATCTCCAAGCGATGGCGGCAAGTGGGGTTGCTATCTTCAGTCTAATAACCTTATTATATCGAAGCACAAAACTTTCGACATTGCGATGGCGGTTTGCGAAGAGGAAGAATTCAAGCGCCAAACAGACACATATGTTATGGGTCCAGACAAGGTTAAACACCCAGTCAACCCAGATTTTACGGGTGTTGCAGTAACCGCAGCGGGTTTGCCCAACGGCACCGTGAATCAGGTTTATCCAACTACTTCGTTCACAGCTACTGGTGGCAAAGGCCCGTATACTTGGGCAGTTGCGAGTGGCTCGTTACCACCGGGCTTGCGCGTAGACGTCAACGGGGCGTTAACAGGAACACCGACTACCACCGTGGGCTCGCCGTGGGCCTTTATTATGGCAGCTACTGACACGTTGGGGCAAGTAGATACAGAGACATTTACTATTACTGTACTAGGCCCTGCACCAACCGTAACTACCACGACGCTTCCAAACGTGGAAGAAGGAAGCAACTACAGCCAGACCTTAGCAGCAACAGGCGGAACGCCTCCGCTATCGTGGGCACTGGCATCGGGCAATTTACCACCAGGTTTGTCACTATCGTCAGCAGGCGTAATTTCGGGTAAGGTTGGTCTCGTAGCGGCACAAACTACCTTCTCCTTCGTTGTGCGAGTGACAGATTTGAATGCTCGCGCATCCACGAAAGACTTGTCGATCACGGTTACAAACGCTCCGGCGGTTGTAGCAACACCAGCCACACCACCACTAGGGGATGTAGGCGTACCATATTCGTTCACTGTAGCAGCAACAGGCGGAAAGACTCCGTATACATTTGCAGTTACAGGCGGAGCACTGCCAACAGGATTAACTATGTCCTCGGCGGGCGCAATTACAGGCACACCGACCGCCGCAGTCTCGGGCACCTTTACCGTAACTGTAACTGATAATATCGGACAGACAGATACTGAGAGCTATACGATTACTGTACGTCCGGCACCACCAGTAGTGTCTACAACTACACTACCGGCAGCATCTGTAGGAGTACCATATAATGCTACGATTACCTGGACAGGCGGAGCAGGTCCGTACACGGTAACAGTGTCTGCAGGTTCGCTGCCAGCTGGTTTGACAATGTCTACAGCAGGCGTAATCACAGGTACACCAACAACAGCAGGCACAGCAAACTTTACCGTAACAGTAAGGGATGCCAATAATAAGAACGGTTCTAAGGCACTATCCATTACCGTCAATCCACCGGCGTTGAACATTACTACAACAACACTACCTGGAGGCACGTTTGGCACTGCTTACAACCAGTCCTTACAGGCACTGGGCGGTACACCTCCATATACCTGGACAGCAAGTGCAGGTCTGCCACCCGGCATTACGCTATCGTCTGCGGGCGTGTTGAGCGGTACACCGGGTCAGCCAGGCGAGTATAGCTTCTCTGTAACTGTACGCGACGCAAGCAATGCGACCGACACGCAAGCATTGACAATTATTGTCTCTAATATTCCGCTTGAGATCGTGTCCCCTGCTTCGTTGCCAGCAGCAGAGGTTAACAGCACTTACCTCTACATGTTCGTAGGACAAGGCGGTACACCTCCATATACATGGTCGTTTGTAAGTGGCGACCTGCCTCCAGGCTTGACACTAGGCACAGACGGTAAGCTATCGGGTACACCTACTTCGAACATGCTACCACAGTACGTGTTCACTGTAAGCGTAACTGACGGTGTTGAAACTGCGCAAGCAACGGTGCAAATTGTTGTACAGAACGATACAGTACCAGACGCAGATGCAACTCTAATCTGGACACCGCCAACTCAGTACGAGGACGGATCGGCTCTACCACTAGAACAGATCGGCGGATATCGTGTATACGCTCGCCCACTAGGAAGCACTACTTGGACGTACGATATTGATATTCCAGATAATAAGAAGAACTGGTATGAGTTTATGGAACTAGCACCGGGTGTTTGGGAGTTCTCTGTCAGAGCATACGATACAAGTGCTCAAATCAGCGACTTCAGTAACATTGCTACAAAGGAAGTGCTACAATAAGTGAAAATAGGGAGAGTGGAATTTTACCACTCTCCCTTGACTTCGGCTAAATACTTGTGTAGCATTATAATTGTAAATAAAGATGAGGTATCGGAACCAGTGTTTTAAATAAACGAAACTTTATTGAAGAAAACACCTCCCGTAGGGTTATAGACTTATAAGATACGGGACCACTGTCCAAGGTGCAGTTTAACCAAGAGACCCGCACAGGATACGTTTAAATTATGTTAAAGTAGATGACAAGTCGCACTTGGAGATTTGGGAAAACGGAGTCGAAAGGCTCCGTTTTCTTTTGTACAACCCTGGTTTTCGTAGATAGATAAATATACGGCTTACCTGACTGTTGCAGAACAGATAATTTGACAGGTAGAGGACAGACATGGCCGTATATTACAATCTTAAAGGCACTACTCAGCCCTTCTTTCAAATCGGCAAAGGGGGCACAACCCTATATCAGGGTGCGAGCGATCCAACCGGTTCTTATACCGTTAATAACGGCGACTATTGGTTAGACCCATCGGGCACCATTAAGCTTCGTTCTGGTGGTGTATGGACGGCCACTGCACTTCAAGGCATACAAGGCATACAAGGCATACAAGGCATTCAGGGAACGCAAGGCATCACTGGTGTGGACGGTATTTCCGCTCGAGCCACCGACTATAGATTCGATACTAATACTTCGGATAGCGATCCCGGCTCCGGCAAAGTTAAGTTCAATAATGCAAATTTAACTCTAGCGACTTTTGTATGGTTAGATTATTTGAATGATCCGGCAGTCGACATTAGTATTTTTCTTGGTTATGTATCTGTAGGAGACACACTTTTAATACAAGATCCAGCAGACGCTACTAAGTTTTTTCAATACCAAATAACATCTGTTACAGATAAAACCGGATATTATCAATACGGACTTACGTTTATAAACGGTGGCACAACAACGTCGTTTTCGAGCAATTTTAAAGTTAAGCTAGCAATCGGATATCGAGGCATTCAAGGAACTCAAGGCATACAAGGTACAACTGGTAGCCAAGGAACGCAAGGCATTCAGGGAACAACTGGTAGCCAAGGAACCCAGGGCGTACAGGGAGCGCAAGGCATTCAGGGACCACAGGGCATTCAGGGAACAACTGGCTCGCAAGGCACAACTGGTTCACAAGGAACGCAAGGCATTCAAGGTACACAAGGCATTCAAGGTACAACGGGTTCGCAGGGAACCACTGGTTCACAAGGAACTCAAGGCATTCAAGGCGTCCAGGGCATTACCGGATCGCAAGGTACGACTGGATCGCAAGGCACACAAGGAATTCAAGGCATACAAAGTGTTCAAGGTGTGCAAGGTATTCAGGGTGCAACGGGAGGCGGTTCCTCTTCGTTGGATGGCTTAACTGATGTTACAACCACTGGCGTAACGACTGGCGATCTATTGTATAAATCGGCGGGCGATTGGACTCACACTGGTACTGAAATATCGTGGGACGCCGCAAATAACACATTAAAGCTAGAGGCCGACGCTCCGACGATTTGGTTTAGAGATACTGGTGGCACTGACGCACTTGACCGTGCGACGCTATCTCTCAATGGTGACAACTTTGCAATGGTGGTTAGAGACAACGGAACGTCTACGTTTTATACGATCTTTTCCGGCGATGTCTCAACCGGTGTGGTAGATTTTGGAGGCGGCAATTTGCGAGTTCGCCCAACAGCTGGCAACGATGGCGTAGAAATCTTTAATGGAAACCGACTACTTCTGGGAGCTTGCAGCACATCTGTAGCAAGTGTGAAAGTACCAAACGGAACTGCCCCAACTTCTCCGCAAGACGGAGATGTGTGGTCAACAACTGGTGGTCTATATTATCGTGATGCGGGAACGACAAGAAACATTTCTCGTCCAAGAGCAGTGTATAATGCAAGTACGACATCGCAAGGCGCTGGTTTTGCAACAGACACATATTTGACTGGATCGAGCATTTCGATTCCAAACGGATCGCTACAGGCAAAGACGATGTATCGTGTAAGTTTTGTAGCAACGAAGACTGCCGCGGGCACTGCAACACCAATTATCAACATACGATTTGGTACAGCTGGAACCACAGCAGACACGTCGAGAGGTACATTGACATTTACCGCCGGCACAGCAGCAGTTGACGATGCTCGTTTTGATATTATGTGCGTGTTTAGAACGGTGGGGTCTGGTACGTCGGCAGTTCTTCAATCTGCGGCATCCATTCGTCACAGATTAGACATTACGGGTTTTATCGGCATTGGTTCTGAAACTGAGGTTGCAACATCCGGTGGATTTGATAGTACAGTATCGAGTAGCATTATCGGTGTCAGTGTCAACGGCGGTACGTCGGCAGCCTGGACAGTAACACAAGTTCAAGCGGAACTAGTCAACCTAGCAGACTCTTACTAACCGGTAAGTAGCTGAATATTTTCCTTGACAATTTTGTGTGTTTCGTATAACATTGTATCCTATGGATAAAAATTACAATCGCGATTTGGGGTTTGTTCGTTATGTTCTTCAGAACAAGGGTTCTATACACCCACTTATTGTACCTGCTAGTCTTACAAAAGGTACAGGACTAATGAACCCGTCGGTGTTTATCGATAACGGAAAAGTATTGGTAAACATACGGCATGTGAATTACACACTTTATCACAGCGAAGGCAAGCTCTTCCAACATCAGTTCGGGCCGCTACAATATTTACACCCAGAAGACGACCGTGCGTTGAGAACAGAGAATTACATCTGTACGCTTAACAACGATCTTTCTTTAAAGAGCGCGCAAAAGGTAGACACATCTGCATTGGATGTTAAGCCCTTGTGGGAATTTACCGGTCTTGAAGACGCTCGCTTGTTTAGATGGAACGACAAACTGTATCTTTGCGGGGTGCGCAGAGATACCACAACTAACGGACAAGGTCGTATGGAACTATCTGAAATAGAGATAGACGACACCGGCGCTAAAGAAGTATCACGTTTTAGAATTCCAGCACCACCACCAGACAACTCTTATTGCGAAAAGAACTGGATGCCGGTTCTAGACATGCCTTATCACTTAGTGAAGTGGTCAAATCCTACTGAAGTAGTCAAAGTAGATAAAGTCGCCGGAACCTGCAATACCGCAATTCTAGACGAAAAGAAATTTGTTCCGATGGGCGCAGACATGCGTGGCGGGTCACAAGTTATACCCTGGGGCAATAATGAACGATTAGCTCTTGTACATGAAGTCAACTTGTTTAATAGTGAACTCGGACGCAAGGACGGCACATACAGGCATCGTATTGTGGTGTGGGATAAGGATTGGAACATTGTTCGATACTCACCGCAATTTAATTTTATGACCGGCGAGATTGAGTTTTGTGCCGGGGCGGCAATTCGCGGAGATGATCTATTAATATCCTTTGGATTTCAGGACAACGCATCGTATTTGCTGCGCACACCTATTAAATTAGTTAACAGGCTACTAGGACAATGAGTAACATAGAACAATTACTAAATCAGTATGCATTGGATCCGCACAATGCAGAAAAGAACTTTGCATTAGGATATGCATATGAGCTTGCCGGACAAACAGCCGCAGCAGTTTCATTTTATCTTCGCGCGGCAGAAAAGTCACATACAGAACTACTAAGCTACGAAGCACTTATTCGCTGTGCTCAGTGCTTCAATAGTCAGGGCTCGCGCAAGTACACGACACGAGGATTGTTGCAACATGCAATTTCGTTAATTCCAACTCGCCCAGAAGCATACTTTATTATGAGTCGCTTTCATGAAAGCAACAGCGAGTGGCAAGAGTGTTATTTAACTTCGTGCATTGGTTTAAGCGTAGCTGATCGAGAGCAGTTGCCAACCGTAACTGATTTAGGTTATGTAGGAAAGTATGGTTTGCTATTTCAAAAAGCAGTTGCCTCTTGGTGGCTTGGATTGTGCAATCAAGCAAGATACATTATGCTAGATTTAAAGAGCAACTATGCAATGGATGCGATTCATGCGGCCGCAGTGGAAAATAATATCAAAAATATTGGTTATCCTACTGCACCAACGGTGTACGATGAGTCAAAGGCACGTAAGCTAAGATACAAGTTCCCTGGTTACGACAAGATTAAGAAAAATCATTCGCAGTCTTTTCAAGACATTTTTGTGTTATCGATGCTGAACGGCAAGCACAATGGTACTTACCTAGAGATTGGTAGCAGTTTTCCGTTTCACACCAACAACACTGCATTGCTAGAGACAGAGTTTGGCTGGCGCGGCGTGTCAATAGACATAGATAAGGATGCGGTTAAGCAATTCTTTAAGGAACGAAAGAACACGGTTCTTTGTCTCGATGCTACCCAAGTAGATTTCGAACAGTTGCTCGCCGGATACCCTTTAGACACAGATATTGATTACCTTCAACTCGATGCGGACCCGCCGGAAGTCACACTTTCTATTTTAAAGCGTATTCCTTTTCACAAGTATCGTTTCGCAGTTATTACCTTCGAACATGATTCTTATAGAAACCCTTCGGTCAAGGCGGAGTCTCGTGACTACTTGCAATCCCTGGGTTATAGACTAGTAGTAAGCGACGTAGCGTTTAATAAAGAAAAGAATAGTTTCGAGGATTGGTGGGTACACCCTGCCTTAGTGGATCCTGCTATTGTTACACGTATGGAAGACTTGTCGCTAGAACCTAAATTCTGCGTGGATTATATTTTCCAGAATTCGTGATAAATACTTGCATGAGATTACAAGAAATCATGCTAACCGAAAGTATTGAGTGGCAGGAGCCAGATAAGGGCATTTTTATGTCCTTAAAGGGTTTAGTCAACAAGCACAACGGTATCTATACCAGCCCTAAGCAACAGTGGTATGTTCAGAAGCATATCATCGGCAATCAATCTAAGCAAGACCCCGAGTTTATCAAATCCAACTGGGGCGTAGACCTAACAAATCCGGAAAACCCCACTGTTAGGGTATCTGGTTTGTATAGATGGTCGGATTACGGTTCCCGCGGCCTGATTCCTTTTTACTATATCTTTGAGATGGATAACGTAGGTGTAGTTGCTTTGTGGAAGATCGGTGCGCACGGCAATTTACGCCAAGGTGCCGGCCCAGATCCTAAGAAAGCAAAGCGCGAGTGGGTCCGCCCAGAAAACGCCGATGCATCGCATCTTACTCCGTCTAAGGAAGATCAGAAAAAGGAATTTTTAAAGAGCTTGGGCAAAGCATCGGGGCAGTATATTGGCACCGAGGGCGAGAAGAAGCATAATTTCGGTCTAGTAACAGTAAAGGCTATTAAGGAACTAGATTCTTACGT